ACAAGTTTTTGAGAGTTGAGGAAGTAGATGGGCCAAGGGGCGTGATGCTCGATACGCCGAAGGAAGAATTGGTCGAGATTATGGAGAATGAGCAGTTGACGATTGGCCGGTATCCACGGGTGTGCGGGAAGACAACGACGCTCGTAGGGTTCGCCATTCACAAAGCTCTGTTTCTTGGAAAGACTGTTTTGTACAGTTCAGTGAATGCTGTTAGAAGGATTGGCTTTTTGCGGGAGGTCTCGTACAGCTATCGAAATCTGCCGACATGGATGCAGAAACCGCATAGGGAAGGGCCTGAAGGATTTTGGCTTGATGACGGTGGTCGTATTCGCCCGATAACGGCTGGCACTACTTGGGATATAGAAGGGATTCGATTTGACTACATCATTTTTGATGAGATCGGCGGATTGCAACACGGATTTAATGTTGACCAGTTCATACACGCTACCAAGTTGAACAAGGCGAAGATGGCGATTGTAGGAACGTTCAAGCCGGATGCGCCAGTGATAGGAAAGATCTGGTCTGATGCAAGATTGAAAAATACAGGATGGGCATCGTTGCCATCTTTCAATGAAGAGTGGAAAGTGGAGACAGTCTTGTCGTTGTCAGACAAACGGTACTCTGAGGGATATTAAGGAATGAAGACCAAGCAAATAGTCGAAAGCGCAAGAAACGGCCAGTCGCACCCTTACAAGAAAAAGACCATGCCTAAGAAGAAGGCCGCAGAAGAGCCAAGATGGACTAACAGAAAGAAGTGGGCAAGTAGAGAGCCAATAGGAGAATAACGTGTCAATTCAATCTGGTGTCTATTGTATAAAATGTGTAGTCAATCAAAAGTTTTATATTGGATCTGCGGTCAATTATAAAAACCGATGGGCAGAACACAAAAGACGGTTGACTGCTGGAACTCACCATTGCTTGCACCTTCAACATGCATGGAATAAATATGGCAAGGATGTTTTTGAATTTTGTCTGATTGAATCGGTACAAAAAGAAAATTTGTTATCGGCAGAGCAGCGTTGGATAAATTCTTATTGGGCAGATGGTGTTTTGTTCAATTCATGTCAAATTGCGGGTTCAACAATAGGGCGAAAGCATTCACAGGAGTCAAAAGACAAGATGCGACAATCTCACATAGGAATTGTGCCATCAGCCAGCATTCGCTATAAAATGAAACAAGCACAATCCAATAGATCGATTGAAACCAGACTCAAAATGAGCATTGCACAGCGAGGAAAAATTCATTCGCTTGAAGAAAAAAATAAGATAAGTGATTCCATGAAATATAATACAAATCATTTGGGTAAAAAAGATTCAGAAGTGACAAAAAAAAGAAAAAGTGATGCTCAAAAATTGCGTTGGATACATTATCGGGAGGCTCAGTCGTGTCTGTAGCTATACAGTTTCGTCGAGGAACAACGTCAAATCATTCTGCTTTTGCAGGTTTACTTGGTGAGATCACGATTGACACCACGAAGAAAGTTGTAGTCGTCCATGATGGCTCGACTTTGGGTGGCAATCCATTGGCTCCACAACACCACGTGCATCCTTCGCCTGGGTATACGCTGGCGCAAGAAATCATCGGCCTAGATTATCAGACCGTTCAAATTTCCGGCACAGCAAAGCCTGGAGAACCAATCCTGAATTTTTCCAGCTACTTCAGCGCCACAGACGATCCGACTAATAGCAGAACCACAGTCACAATGGCGAACAATAACGTCTCTGGAACCGGCATCTATGGAAGTGCCACACAGGTTCCACAGATTCACTTGGATGCCAGCGGACTCATCACGTCAGTTTCTCAGGTGACTATTTCTGGTGTCGCCCCGGCTGGAACTGCATCGGGAGACTTATCCGGCACGTATCCAGGGCCAACAGTTGCTTCTGTAGGTGGACAGAGCAACACAAATATTGCCAATGCCGTGACTCTTGCCAATGCAGCCACAAATCTTAACACTCCAGGCGCACTTGTACTTCGTGATCCATCTGGTAACTTCACAGCAAATGTCATTACGGCGGGTCTGATCGGAAACGTCACTGGAAATTGCAGCGGCACAGCAGCATCTATCACAGGAAATTTGAGTGGCGACGTGACATCAGTCGGTATGTTCACTACGCTGCCTACGATCAATTCAAACCTGGGAACGTATCCAAGCCCGAATGATGGTGGACACATTCCACACTTCACAGTCAATGCCAAAGGACAGGTAACGGCGGCGGGCAGCACTGCTATCACTGGATTCCTGGCGAATGGTAGTGGTGCAGCAGGAGACTTGGGTGGAACCTTCCCGGCACCTACTGTTGTTCAAGTTGATGGTGTAGCCGCTGCCGCAATCGCATCCGGCGCATCAGCCGCTAATGCCGCAGTTGCAACGAACACAGCATCTACTATCGTATTGCGTGATGGTTCTGGATCGGCAACTTTCACCAATGTCTTCCAGCACATCAATGTCGTAGGATCGACAAACACGCCATCATTCAACATGACTTTGGGCGCAATCCAACAGGCAACGTGCAATGGTAGCATCACCGTTTCTATGTCTGGTGCAGCGGCGGGGCAAGTCAGCATCATCGACTTCATCAACGGCGGTAGCTCTGCTAACTCTATTTCGTGGCCGGGTAATGTTTTTGGCGGCAGCATAACTACCGGCATCGTCAATGGAAAGCATAACTACCAGATGTTTTGGTGTGATGGAACCAACTTCTACAACATCAACACCATGCAGACGGATCGTGGCTAATCCGTATATAAAACGGTCTTAGATATAGACGGCAAAATCTTGTTTCCTATAAATATGAACAAGATACAACTATGCCAAGAAGCAATTCTACATCCTACCTTGGGAACAAGAAGCTGAAAGGCGAGGGCGTCAACATACCCCTTACCATGAAGCAGCTTGAAGAGTACCAAAAGTGTTACAACGATCCCATTTACTTCATTAAGAACTACGTCAAGATTGTGAACGTAGACAAGGGCGAGATCTACTTCGACCTCTGGCCTTTCCAGGAACAGATGGTGAAGAACTTTGTACAGAACAGATTCAATATCATCAAACCGTTGTCTGTCGAAACTCCAATTTCAACAACAAGGGGATTGATTCCTCTTGAAGATATTCGAATCGGTGACTATGTATTCACTCCAGATGGTTTGTCAACGAGAGTAAATGGTGTCACCGAGTCGCATTGGTCTGAAGAGTGTTATCGAATTAAATTTGATGATGAAGAAACGATTACTGCTGATGCGGATCACATTTGGAGTGTTCAGTATTATCAATGGAAAACTCCTAGAGAATTGACTACTCGACAAATTTTTCACTGGCAAACGCAACACAAACATTTCAAAAGCAACCCAAAACTAAGAATACCATTAGCAAAACCTTGTCGGCAGCAGACTATTGATTTACCAATTGATCCTTATGTATTTGGTTATTGGTTGGGTGACGGAGATTCTGATTGTGGGCGTATAACGGTTTCGATTGAGGATACTGAAAGTCTTACTGAACAACTTGATAATTTTAGAATAAGATCACACTCAACTTCTGTAAACACAAACAGAGTTAGGGTAACGGGACTGACAACGAATCTCCGGTCAATTGGAGTCTTGAATAATAAACATATCCCTGAACAATATTTCGTTGCTTCGCACGAACAACGGTTGGCTCTTCTTCAAGGACTGATGGACTCGGATGGGACGATAGTAAGCAATGGAATGTGTTCGTTCTCACAATCGAATGAACCGTTAATTTTGCAAGTTCAACATTTGATTAGATCGTTAGGAATCAAGTGCTATAAGCGTGACATACCACAGACAAGTTCGTGGCAGTTAACGTTTTCAAGTGAATTGTCTGTGTTTAGATTAAAAAGAAAACTCAAAGAACAACGCCTCGTGACCGCATATCCATTTCATTACATTTCAGATGTGGAGAGAGTGTCTGGAGCAAAAGTCAAATGCATTCAAATAGACACAGTAGATCATTTGTTTGTATGCGGTGAAAGTAATATAACTACGCATAACTGCCCACGTCAAGTCGGAAAATCAATCACTACATGCGCTTTTCTTTTGCATACAATCCTGTTCAAAGAGAATCAGAACATCGCAATCCTGGCTAACAAGTTTAAGACGGCGCAGAAACTCCTGAGTGACTTGAAGCGTGCTTACATGTTCTTGCCTATGTGGATGCAACAAGGCGTCATTGAATGGAACAAAGGCAACATCGAATTGGAAAACGGCTGCAAGATCATGGCGTCGTCCACATCCTCTGACGCAACTCGTGGTAACGCATTCAACTTAATTTTCCTTGATGAGTTCGCATTCGTCCCGGCGCACATCGCAGAAGAATTTTTCAACTCTGTCTATCCGACGATCACATCTGGTGAAAGCACAAAGGTCATTATCGTTTCCACACCAAAAGGTATGAACATGTTCCATAAGATGTGGACAGAGGCTCTTATCGACAGAAAATCTACCGATCCACAAGTTCAGTGGAATGGATACGAAGCATTCGCAATTCACTGGAGCATGGTTCCGAAACCAGATGGCACCGGCCTACGTGACCAGAATTGGAAGAAGACCACCATCGCACGCTCAAGTCCAGAACAGTTCAGACAAGAGTTTGAATGCGAATTCGTGGGATCGGCCAACACACTACTCGCTCCTGAAACATTCAATCTGTTGAAGTGGGCCAGCCCGATCAAGCAGTACGAAGCGAAGTACTCGCAATTCCAGGATGGCACCAAAGCATTTCTGGACGTTCACGCAGAACCAAAGCCGGGGCATCAGTATGTGCTTTGTGTAGACGTGGCGGGCGGCAAAGAATTGGACTCATCGGCACTCTGCGTCATCGACATCACATCCATGCCGTACATAGTTTGCGCCAAGTATAAGTCGGACAAGATCTCTCCAATGTTGTACCCGGACGTGATAGCTGATGTTGCGACTAAATACAACAGCGCATACGTGCTCGTTGAAACTAACGACAACGATGTTGCGAAAACGCTCCAGTTCAATCTGGAATACGAAAATTTGATAACCACGACCACGAAGGCCAAGGGAACCCAAGTGGGTGGCGGATTCACGAAGAACGTCGAATTTGGTCTGAGAGGCAACAAGGCGACGAAGAGGATCGGTTGCTCCAATCTCAAAACCCTGATTGAGACTGGAAAGCTGGTCATCAAGGACTATCACATAATCCTGGAATTGCACTCCTTCGTAGCGAACACGAGAGGATCTTATTCGGCAGAAGAAGGAAAGCACGACGACTTGGTAATGTGCTTAGTCAATTTTGCGTGGCTTTGCAACCAAAATTACTTCAAGGAAATGACAGACGTAGATGTGTATAGCCAGCTTAAGAACGAATATGATGCAGCGGTAGAAGAAGATATGGTTCCATTCGGCATAATTTCAACTGCTTTTGACTACACAGGTCAAGACGATGGATTCCGTCTATAAGCTATCGGACTCAAAAAACGTCAATCGCCTAAATAGGTTGAGAAGCATTTTTCAGAAATTGGTGGCATATTACCAAGAAGAAGGAGACTAAAACATGAGTTTTTCAATCAGTCCTGGCGTAACGGTCACCGAAATTGATCTGACGACTATCATCCCGGCAGTGGCTACGACTGTCGGAGCAATCGCCGGTCCATTTCGTTGGGGTCCAGCAAATCAACCGATACTTATTGACAGCGAACTTACGCTGCTGAGTACATTTGGTAAGCCAGATAATAACACAGCAGATTGCTGGTTCAGTGCTGCCAATTTTCTTAGCTACGGAAACGCACTCCAAACTGTGCGTGTCATCAAGGGTGGCAGTGTTGGTCACAAGAATGCAACAACGGGTGCCGCAGAAGGTCTTGGCGGATCTGGTATCCTCATCACGAATGAAGATAACTACCTGAACAACTTTGCAAGCGGACAGGCCAATGGTGAACTTCCAACTCCGAGCAGCCCGATTCTTTATGGTATGTTTGCCGCAAAGTTTCCTGGCGACCTTGGTAACAGCCTAGCCGTATCCATTGCCGACGCTGACAGCTTCGGCTCTTGGGCATACAAATTGAATTTCAGTTCTGCTCCGAACACATCCGCTTTGGTAGCACAAGGCGGCGGCATGAACGATGAAATGCACATTGTGGTCATTGACTCTCTTGGTATCTGGAGCGGAACAGCAGGAACGGTTCTCGAAATCTTCCCGTTTGTCTCCAAGTGCGCCGCAGCCAAGTACGAAGATGGCACCACGATGTACTACCCGGAAGTCATCAATCGTCAGTCGAATTACCTCTGGTGGTTGGGACATCCTACTGAAGAGGATCTTGGAATCAGCACAGCAGTCAATTGGGGTTCAAGCGACCTGACATTGAC